ACGTTTTTGTGTTTCTAGTGTTTGTGATATAGCAACTGGTCTATCAAACACGTCTAAATGTTGTGTACTCATTTTTTCTTCCTTTTTACTGTATCGTGGGTGTTCTGTTGGTAACAAATCATTGTCTGATCTGTACTTCGGGTTTTGTGGTCTATCGTTTTTTAGTAAGTAACTAAATGCACGTAACCTAGCTAGTCCCCACGCTTGACGACTTACACCCGGTCTATGGCTTGTTGAGTATGCACCAAATCCACGTCTAACAACTGCCTTTGCAGTTCCCATTTTTAATTTACGCCAATCTGCCATACCCACAACATCTTCATTATGTTTTTCTATTCTTCCTCTAATAGATTTTTCTGTGCTTTCGCTAAAGTCTATGCCACCAGATTTACCACTTGCAGAACCCTTTGGGTTTTTCTTACTTCCTTTTACTTGGTCGCTTTTTGGTGCTGGTGTACTTGGATTATTACGTGGTTCTAGTTCACCCTCACTAACAAGTTGTGCAATTTTTCTATCTGCCCAATCTGCTGCTTTCATAGGTGATGACCACGGATTGCTACCCCACAATAAAAATGCTACATCACTAGCTACCCAAGTATCTGGATCTTGTGGGTTTGTTTTATCTCTATCTAAATCGCTAATGTGTCTTTTATGCCACGCTGCTATTTTTACAATTTTATCTATGCTTAGTTGTTCACCTTTAGCCATAATACGTGCTTGTCTAACTGTTTCATCAACTAAACCGTCCCCTGCCTTATTAAGATTATCTAAACCACGTTGTGCGTTCTCTTGCATAAACTTAGGTGGTTTTCTATCTACTTGTCGTAATTCTGTATCTTGATCTAAACTATTTTCTTCTTCTTTTTGTTTAGCTTCATTAATTAATATTGCTTGTAATTGTGTTTCAGCTTCTTCGTGTGTTTCGTGGCAACCCATAATTCTGCCGTCATCAAGTTTGACTACTGCGTGTCCTTGACAATCTTCATTATCCATTTGTATTTCGTATGGCATTATTCTTGTGGTAGTTCGTTTGTAGGATCGTGTTCGTCTATACCTTGTGGTTGTAACGTTGGATCTACCAATGCACCCTGTAAACCAATGTAGAACTTGTCGCCACCCTCATAAGGTTCTAAATCCATTTTTGACCTTGCTTCGTTTGGTGTCATAATTCCAGAACTAACTGCAACTTGAAATGACCTAACACGGCTTAACTGATCCCCTCTTGCGTATTCATCTGTGTCTAATTTAACAAACTGTTTACCCGGTAATAATGTGCTAAATCCGTCCTCTATTCTTCTAATCCACGGCAATAGTGTATGTCTAATAAAAGCAAGTCCATTACTTTCAATATTTGAATAAACGTTTGAACCGTCTTTAGATAAAAGCAAATGTGCTGGTATTCTAAATACTCTTGCTATTTCGTGAACAATCTGATCTCTTGCAGCTATAAGTTCACTTCCTGCTGCGTCCGATATTGCTTTCCACTTTAGCCCACCAGTAAGTACTGCTGGTTTCCTATTTCTGTTGTGATTATTTAACCAAGTTTCTTTTAAGATGTTTGCTTGTTCAGCTGTTAAATCTCTATCTGTTTCTAATACAGAACTAGGTGTACCACCTTGACCATAGAATTGTGCAATATGCCTTTCCATAGCTAATGCAAGACCATAAGTATTTGAATTGGTACGTAATGGACTAACACCTATAAGTTGTCCCGGATATGAATACCAAGTGAAATGCAACATATTGTTACTTGTAATTTTTCTATCGTAATTACCTTTAGATGTTTGTATGTAATAACATTTTTGTCCGTCTGTGATTTCTACTTTTACTTTCTCTGGGTGTACTGGGGTAAGCTGTATTGGTCGTCCTTGTCTGTCTTTATCAACTAATACAAAACTATTACCGTGCATAGCAAGTGAAGTTATAATTTGGTGCATTAATGAAAACATTGTTAAATCAAGACCAACATTTGGTTTTTCTAAAAACTTAGGTTTATCAGTAAATATTGTCTTTTGACCGTCATAACGAAGTGTTTTAACTGGAAGTAATGCAATACTATCAGCAATTAACGATATTGCACTAAATACAGTTGATATGCCTAGTGCCGACATTTCGTTTACTTTTTCGCCTGTGTAGTTGTATAAACCACCCTCACGTAAAGCTAATAAATCAACAAGATTACCTAAAGCTGCGTCCCTGTTCTCTCTTTTGAATAAACTCATCTAACTGCTAAATAACTTCCTGTAATTAAAAACGCACCAGCGATTATTAACGCTAATGATACGTTCATTGTATATACTCCATAAATTATAAGTCCTGCACCTACTACTTCAATTAGTGTTGTTATATAGTTTCTCATAGATTTATAATAGCAACTTCTGGTTCATCACTAAGTGGTTCTGGTGCAGTTATTCTGTCAAGCATTAAAACCATAGCTATTGCACCGTCAATTTTTCTTTTACTTCTACCCTTAGATAAACGCCAACCCATATCTGTTATCTTCTGTGCAGCACTCATTACTTGATCTGTAAACGTTGGATCGCCGTCGTGTCTTACTTTTGTGTTTGCAATTAAATCATAAGCGTTACCACACGCCGGTATCATACGACTATGTGTCTGTGGAAAGTTTACCATAGGTACACCCCGGTCTAACAATACTTGTGCAGAACGTTCAAAAAATGCTGGATCATACGCTACTTCTTTTATTTTATACTTTTTCATCAAGTCAATAATAAATGCTTCTATTTCTTGATAATCCATAAAGTTTTCTTCATTTGGTAGCCATATTTTTGATTTCATACTAATTATTTCATTATCATCTTTTTGACCATACACGATTGCAACGCTGTCGTGTCGTAGTGCCATATCTACACCTACAAACGTATCTTCGCCACTTTCTAGTTCTAATTCCTCGTCTTGACAAGCTAACCATTTTTCTATTTCTATCCAGCTTTCTTCTTCTGTTCTTGTCCATTGGTTTAGGTGGTATCTTTGAAATTCGTTTAGTGGTAGTGACTTATGCCTACGTCTAAGGTTTTCTATTGGCCACCAATCGTTAGGTATCGCCGGGTTAACTTTATGCCAAATAGCTTCGTCTGTTGGTGCGTCATCATCTTTTGCACCAATCCATTTAAAATAAAATTCTTCATCTTCTTGTTTACCAGCTTCTTTTAATAATCCACGTTGATACATACGACCTGCCATACTATCAAGATCGTGTCCAGCTGTTGTAATATTAAGCACTAATCCGTCTTTACGTTTTGCCGTGTTGTTTGATAAAACATAATGTACACGTTCCAAGTTAATGTTGTTCCACTCGTGTATTTCATCAGCGATAAAGCAACTATTTCTACCACCGTCTGCTGTACCAGCTTTTGCTGCAACTCTAAATGCTCTACCCGGTGCGTTTTTTACTTGTATTTCGTTTTCAAACGTTTCAACCATATCACGTAAAAATATACTTTCTTCGCACATAGTTTTCATAGTTCCAAACACTAGGTTTGCTTGTTCGTAACTTGCAGCAGCAACTGCCACTAACGGACTTGTAACGCCACTTCCTAAGAGTTCGTACAATCCAATTGCTGCTGCTAAAGCTGTTTTACCATTTCCTTTTGGTAATCCTATTAACGCTTCCCTGTATTTTCTTTCACCATTATCTTTAATTTCATACATTTCATAAATTATTGCTTGTTGCCATTGATCTAACTTAAATGGTTCACCGAAGAAATCACCCTCACCGTGTACGCAAAATTTCTCTATAAACTTAACTACTCTTGCACCTTTTGTTTCTGGTAAGCTAATCATTTATTCCACGTTGCACAATGCAGTTCACAACCACAACAAATATATTTACATTTACACATTATTCTTCTTCTAACATTTTTATACGTGGATCTATTAATTCTTTTTCTTCGTCATCTTGTAAAAGCTGTTGAAGTTGACGAAAGCCCATAGCATTTTCACTAAACGAAATTCCTAACCTCTGGCGACTAAGTGGTGTTAATCCAAGTTCTTGTTCAAGTTTTAATATTTTTTCTTCTAATTTCAATGTAAGAATAATTAATGGATTTACAACTGGTTGCCCTTTAGAACCTACATCAATAAGACCACCATTACCCATATTTTGAATTGTACGATTAGCACGTTCAACTTCATCATAAAATTGAAATAATCTATAAAATGCTGGGAAGTCAACTTTTTGTGCTGTTTGTGCTAAATCGCTGTCCCAATACTCGTTCCAATACTTACGTGTTTTAGTTAGCCACCTAGAAATAGGTTTTGGTGTTTCAAATTGTTTACCACCCTGTATTACACTCAATGAATTATCCCTATGTCCTTGTAGCTTGTCTTTCTGTTTTGGTATGCGTCCACGCTTAGCCATAATATGCCTTTATTCTCAATCTTACATAGATCAACTATGTAACAACATACTACTACATACAACTGCATAACAACGTAATGTAAAAACATAAAACGTAGTAAATTTACCTTAATTTTGAGCAGAAAAAAAGTGTGCTAACTACGTTTGGGTCCTTTTT